CCCCGCTTGCTTAGCAATCTTCTCCCACAAACAAAACCTAAAATCTTCCTCAACTGGAAAAGCACAATCATCCCCATTTACGAGGAGTCTCGCGCTTCTCAAGGATATCTTCTGAACACGCTGCTCAGCCATATCGGCCCAGGATTCATTTGCCTCGAAAGTATATTCCTCTAGCGAATATCTGCAGATAGCTGCATTGATAACGCATAGAATAGGAAAACTAACGGGAGAACCCATAAGCTGACCATTTTGCTGATCGCGCTGAATGATTTCACCTTCAACAGTCTTATAACACAGGGTGTGCCCAATCAGGGCTGAAACAAAGAGATCTTTGTCCAGCTCCGTGAGGCCAGTCGCATCTGCGATGGCCTCGGCAGCCCTACGAGAAAGGATAGACTTCAAATTGTCTGTCGCACCCTTATAATCCCCTGACACAAAAGAAGTGCCAAGTAGTACATCACCAAACCTTTGGTTCATCACGAGCTCAGAGATCGGTTCTCCAATCAGTTTAAAACAAGGATGTGCCCGAAGCACTTTCCACAAAAACTGCTGTAGATCTCTGAGGTAATAATAAACGTGCTCTGGCCCCTTTGTAATGACCCTAACCTTACAAGGTTCTGGGAGGGCCACGGGCGTCGTGAGCATAGGTTTAGAGAACCGGAAGCCCTCAGGGGTATGAATTAACTTCCCCCATAACTCAGTCTTAATACCGTTCAAGATTCCTAAAGCAAAAGAATCCTGATCAGCGTCATCAACCGAGGAGAGCCTCGTAACATAAGAGGGGTGAAATCCAATTTCAGCTGGCCTAAAGTCAACAAAGTTATGAAACTTCGCCAATATCCAACTAGCTGCACCCCCCTCTTGTCCGGTAGTCATTTGGTGTCCCTTACGGGAAGGAAAGAATGGACTCTTCCGAGGACGGAAGGTCTTCCCATGAAACAACTCATAAGCGGTCCTCTCAACTTCTCTACCAAGTCTATCCGTGAGGACCTGATCAAAGATCATATCCTCTACGGTGACATTGCGTAGGAAGGAGGCATCACATATAGCGGCCTGATGGTCATCTAGGGCCAGCTGCATCTCGCGTTCGGAGACGCTCGCTGTCCTCTTTGCGAGGTAGCGCAAGGTAAGAGCCTTGCCTAAGGCGGACCCATTCCTCGGGTTCCTCTCTAGCCTTCCGGCCAGCTTCCTACAAACACTTCGTAAGAAGCGGCCGCATCGTCCAGGAATAACTCTCTCCCACTGGGGAGTGAGTTTCCTCTTTGACACGGTCGAGCGGAGTTCCTCTGAAGGGTCTACGCCAAGCATTTCCTCGAGAATGGCGGTCGGGTACTTAGGTAATACCTGACCAGAACAGTGGGAGAAAAGCGCAACAAAGTACCACTTCATGATACTCGTAAGCTTCCCAGCCACCTGCCATCTTAACCAACGTTCTAACCAGGGTAACACATCCTGGGAAAAACCCAAAGGCAAATCACTTCTGCCAATGTGGAATAATTCCACTAACGTCTGAAGAACATGAGCAACGTTGTGGGCGACGATTCTTCGGTCTTCGTCGTCTTGTATGAATCCCATGATACCTACGGGGACCTCGCGCAGCAATTGCGTCGTGTCCCCATCACAGGAGGAGGATTCAC